AAATTGGAGTTCCTGCTGCGCCTTCATGGCCTTCAGTCGGGGATCTTCGCCCTGACCTTTTTGCGCTTCCAGTGCAAGACGTTGCTGCTCAAGTTGCAACTTGCCCTGAGCAATTTGGAAGTCCATCTGGTCGTTCTGCGCTTTGCGTTGCATTTCGGCTTGCTTCAACTGCAACTCAGCCTGCTGCATCTGTAACGTCGGGTCTTGAGCCATCTGCTGCGCTTGTTGTTGAGCGGCCATCGCTTGGTTCTGCACCATCGTCCTCTGAGCCGCCGCAGCAATTAGCGGAGCTAGGGCCTTCTCATCTTCAGGTGCTATCGGTGCATTTGACTCATCATCCAAGGCGGGCAGAGGTACACCCAAAGCCATCTCCACTTGAGCCCGGTACGCAAACGCAGCATGTTCTGCAATGTGAGCCATGAGTGCGGCCATCATTCCTTGAGCCATCGGGTTCTGCCCCAGCGTGGACATCACCTTCGGGTCTTGCATGAACGACTGATGTGTTGCCATGTGGGCATCATGGTCCTGATACGCAAACGCTTTGAGAGGTTTTCCCCTCAGCACGTTCATGTTTTCCGTCACCGGATCTTGAGGCTTCTGATCCTCCGGAACTGCTACCAACCGCTCGGCGTTCTTGATACCCAACACCTCAAGCATCTGCCGGTGAAGTTGAGGAAGGTCGTAAATTTGTGGGGCACCTTGAGCCAGTTGAAGTGCAGCTTGGTACTGCATGATCCGCTGCGCCATCGTGGCGGCGTTTGGATCACTGACCGGAATCACTTCAACAAGGTCGTAGTCAGATTGCTTGACCGACCGATCACCACCCTCTGGCGTGTAGGAATAGTCCGCAGGCAGGAAATCCCGAATGATGCCCTTGAGGAGCTTGAACTCCATCCGAAGCGAAGCGTGAACCCGCGCCTGGACAGCACTCATTGTCTTGAGTTGCCGCTCCAAAATTGCCAGCGTTGTCCCAACAGGAGCCTGGGCGCTCATATCGCTGACCTTGAGGTCCGCTACCGACGCAAGCCTCCGTCCGTCTTCAGTAATTGACTGGAGCAAAGCCGCCAAAACTTGGCTAGGCTCCTTGTAAGGAAGCGGCATGATGTTGTCACGCACACTCCCCGAAGGAATATCCACATCCCTAAACTCGCCCGGAGCGATAGGCGTGTCGTCTCCCTTGATCCTCAAGCCGCGAGACTTCAAGCCACCCGGCAAATTTGACAGGGTGCCAGCGTCTACAAGTTGTCGGATGATCGAAGTGCCTGCTCGGGCGTAGCCGCCGATCAGATGGATGTACCCAAGTCCGTAGGCCCCGAACCCGGGGATGTACGTGTACTGGACGAAGTGCTGTCGCTTGAGTTTCTTGTCGTCTCCTTCTTCCCAGTTTCGTCGGATGGCCAGGACGGTGTTGGTTCCTCTTTCGACCGTGACCACATACGGCAAAGGAACTTCATCTTCGTACCCCGGCATGTCCCAGTCTACGTGGATCTCCAACACTTGATACCGATCATCATCGGTAAGGGTATACCCTTGCTCCTCGGCCTTTTTCTTCTCAATGTCAGTGAAAAACCTGACAGGCTCACCCAGTTCTACGTCCCTGTAGAACTCTGCTACCTGTAGTTTCTTGATTTCGTTCTCAGTTTTGCGCATGACATGAGTCACACGCTCGGCTGTATATACGTTTGACGCCCCGTAGGGCATGATCAAGTCTTCAGCCGGGACAAACGGAGCCGCAGGCAGTTCCGTACTGGGGTTTGGGTAGATCTTTTTGAACGCCGACCCAGAAAGGCCAAGGGAGTACAGCATCCGCTCATGTTCGGACCTGTAGTCAATCATCCGCTCGGTCAGCATGTAGTTCATGTCATCACGAACTCGCTCTGCTGCTTCTTCTTTCAGTCTGTCAACCGCGCCAATGATCTGCGTCTTGACCGGACCTTGAGCCGGGAAGGTCTCGGTAATCATCTCCGACTGAAAACGGATCGCGGCTTCGGTCAGAAGTGGTGAATACACCCCACAAGCCCCGTTCCACGGCTCAGTACGTTCCTCGTACTTCATGCCAAGGACTTCTAGGCCCTTGACAAACATATCTGTCCAGTCTTTGCGACTGTTGATGTCCGCATCTACGAGGGAAACAAGCTCAGAAGCCAGGGATTGAAGCTCCCCGTCGTCCATGTACTCCGCAAGATTTGCGTCGAATGTGTCCGCAGTCTCAGGTTCCGGCATCAGTTCAATCTCAACCCCGTCAATCCCAATTTTTACGCTCTCAGGATCTTCAATTTCAATCTCCAGAGCCGGTTCATCGGTCATAACACCCATGTCAAGAGGCATCATTTCGGGAGAGAAGTTCGTTGCCATGTCAAATCCTCAGTAAAACGCTACTTTGCGCTTGAAAGACCGCATTTCGTCCTGTTCGTCTGTCTGTAGACGCAGGAAACCACCCTGCCGGAAGCGGATCAACGCTTGTACGGCGCTGTCTACGTCATCATCATGGGGTGCGTTGGGGAAAGCGGCCATGTTTTCGATGAGTTCTCTAGCCCACCGGGTGTCTGGAGCCCAGACTTTACCCGATTGGAACAGGTCTGCCACAGAATTGATACGGACAAACTTGTCATTCCCTCTACTTGGGGTGTATTCAGACACCGGAATTCCCATCGCCCGCAGTTCAAAGATCAACGGAGCCCCTGCAGCCTTCGCTTCCACGATGAAAGCATCAGGTTCCCACTCTCTATAGTGAGCAAGTGCTTTTTCTTTCAGTTCAGGGAACTCCATCCGCTTCTGAAAACAGTCCAACAAGATGATATTTACGTTATTTTCATCTTCGTTCATGTTGAACACACCCCACGTAGTACACGCAGAGTAGTCGTTTCGCTCACCCTTAGTAAAGGCAGTGTCCCAAGACTGGATGATGAACTCACATGAGGGAGGCTTTTCCTTCTCCCAAATCTTCCACCACTCTCTTTTGACAATAGCTCCCTCTTCGGCGGTGGGATTTTGCTGGTACTGAGCGTTCCACTTACCCGGTGGCAACTCATCTCTTAGAGCAGACAGTTCCTCATACGACCAAAACTCAGGCCATAAGGGTTTACCCGAAGGCATGATGGCCGGGAGTTCAATGACTTCCCACTGATCTTCCTTCCCCAACTCGCCAGCGGTCTTTAGGATCTTTCCCGTCAGGTCCGACTTCGACCATCGGGTGTTATGGCTTACAACTCCATTGGCAATGAAGTTTTCTGTACGGTCAATCTCAACGTCAAAGACTTCTTCTTGGCCATCAGCCGTTATCGCAACTATCTGATCCGTAGTGAAGTCTGAGATACGCTGCAGCTCGTTCAAGAATGCTTGGCGTCTTTCCATAGCCCACTGCAAGGTTACAGTCGTTGCATAAGAGTCCGCGCACTTTTCCTGTGTCGTGGCAGTGGTCAATACATAGCTTGCCGTTCCAGTGGGCGCGGGTGTTTTTTTCAGAAGGCTCTTGGCCGCAAACATCACACCGATTACCGCGTTCTGCAACCATTTGGTCGTACTGGCTAGCCGTGATGCCGTAGCGTGATTTGATACGCTTTGCTCTTCTGTACTCAGCGGTTGTGGGTGGCGGGATGTATTGTTTTCTGTAACATGACTCACACAGTCCGTTTGTGCGGGCTGGCTGCTCGCACTGCTTGCATGCGACGTTTTTCCACTTGCCATGATGACCCAAAGGGTGATACGGCGCATTAGGGTTTTTGCGGTGGTAGCTAGCTTTTGCAGCGCAAGGCCCGCAAAGCCCAGGCTTTGTTTTTGCTCTTGGTGGTCGGGTGCATCCTTCAACGATACAAGTTCGTCCCCGATCTTCAACTGGTGCAGTCTGGTCCATTCCAACACCTCATCGTTCATTACAAGAAACGGATGTCTCTTGTTTGCACGCAGGATTCTACCAGATTGTGTTTGAATCTTGTATATGGAATCAACACCACTTGACTGCCAGTTGTTAACCTTACTTTTTGTCAACCTGCCTTTGTCAAAAGTTGCCACCATGTCGCCAGCGCGAAGCTCTGATAGTGGCTTATGTGATCCATCAGCCATAAGCACGGAGGTGTCTCCGGTCATGCACATGATGACCACGATAGCCCCACCCGGCTGGAGACGCTGACGCGGGCCAGATGAGTACCACTCAAACACAGAGTCGTAAATCTCCGGCCTACCAGCGGCTAAAGCAGCCTCCTGTTCCGAGTGCGGATCGTCGATGATCAACAGGTCCGCACCCTTACCCGTCATGGTTCCACCAACGCCAATAGCAAAATACTCGCCATTCTTATTAGTGGCCCAACGTCCTGCAGATTTAGAGTCCTGTCTCAAAGCTACATCTGGGAAGATCTTTGCGTACTCCTCAGACCCCACTAAGTTACGCACCTTCCGGCCAAAGTTCACCGCCAGATCAGCAGTGTTAGACGCTTGAATCACTTTCTTCTCAGGATACCGGCCAAGGAACCAACTTGGTAAGAGATACGAACCGAACTCGCTTTTTGTATGCCGAGGCCCCAAATTTATGATCAGCCTCTTCAACTTACCTTCAGCGATCTCCTCAAACTTCTTAGCCATCACCGCATGATGTCGGCCATGAATAAATCCCGGCCACATCTTCTTCACATACGCCATGAAGCTCTTCTGGCACTTCTCCCTGTCCACAGCATCCTTGTAATCTTGTACTTGCTGTAACAGCTTCTCCTGATCCGCAGGAGACAGACTCGCCACTAGATCATCTAACTTCATTCCATCCCCCGGAATGAAATGTACGTAGGCCGAACAGACCTCCCCATCCCCTCAACTCTCTTCAAAGCACCTAGCTTCACCAACCTGTCTACGATCTTCTTTGTGCTCCCAAGCCCAGG